AGGGGCGGCGGGAGAGGAAGACGACGTTCTTAAAAAAGGTGTTTTTTCTTTTTTTATTGCGTTTTTCTTTTCGATTGCGCGTTGGCTTCCGAGTTTGCCGCCGTGTTGTCTGTTGCATTGGAGGTGTGCTATTCCTGAGCCGTCTAGGCCTGGGGTTAGGTCACCTGTTAGGGCTAACGGTGGCTCATGGTCCGCGCTGGCCCCTTGGGGGCTGTTCTTGGGTAGTGTCATGTCTACTGGGTAACCACAGCGTATGCAAGTTGGTTCACAGTTCGCCAGCACTTGTTTAACCCAGTTCTTGTAGGCGGCGGTGTTGCGTCCTTGCCTGGCTGTTGTCACTGTGTTGTCCTTTGCTTACCCATAATGATACGGGCTATAGCGTCCTGGGGGTAGCCTTTATCCCTGGCCTGGGTTGCTCTCATAAGTCGGCCTGTAAGGTCTTCTCTACAGTACATGCATGGCCAGGCGCCTTTGCTGTGGTTAATCCAGCCTCTATCACATGTGGTGTGTTCGCATTGGCAGCCTGGCTTAGCGCAGTGTGCGTCGTACAGGCTGTAGGTCACGGTCTTTGTGTTGTGTTGTTCCATTGTGTTTTCCCCTAGTGTGTTGTCGGACAGTCTCAGTCTCTGTGGCCAGAGCCTGTCCTCCGTTGTGGTTGGTTTTCGATATTACTCACCCTACCCACGGGGGCGGTGTGTCGTCCTGTCCTACCCGCGACCAGTGCTATTTCCTCCGTCATGCTGGTCAAGCGGCTACCCCTTAATGATCTGAGCGCAGGGGCATGACGCGCTACTCCTGTGCCTAAGGTGGCGTGATAGAGCGTGAGGCATTGTCACCATTGTCACTGTCACATGTGCCGTGAATCTTTGCATTCCATTTATCTCTTAATGCCTTAGCCTGTCGCTTTGTCATTTGACCATGTCCGCTTATTTTGATTTCCCTATACTGCTCGTGACCCTCTTTAATGTTGTTATTCGACATCATGTTGCCGTTTGTAGTGAGTCAATTAGCCCGCTTGCGTCGTGTTTGTTTACCTCGCTTATTGAGGTTACGGCTTCCTTATTCATTGAAGTTAGCCAGGCGTTTACGGCGGCTAGTTTGTCTATATCGTCGCGTGTGCCTTGCTTTCCTAGTATGGCGTGTATTGCTTTAACCTGGCCTTCTGTGGCCGGGTACATGCTGGACCCCTTACTTACCGCTTTGTATTGCGGTGCTGGCGTGTCTGTCTGCCAGGGATCATTAGGGATGGCCTCAGTTGTTCGCACAATGTTGCGGGCTTTAGCGGCCTCTATTTCGTCGTATGTCGCTATGGATTTATCTATGCCAATGCCAAGGCTACCGATGCACCTGCCCCAGGCGCTTGACTCTAGGTTCATTATCTCGCTTCCCCTAGTGAATGGTGTTGTGCCAGGGATAATCTCCCATGCTGTGCCAACACCTGGGCGCGTGTCCTCAGGTGTGCGGTAAGCGTAAGCGCGGCCTATTACCCATTGTTTTCCGTCTACTTGGACAAACTCTGGCGGGTCCATTTGGAGCGAGCCTTCTGGATAGCGTTTGTAGAATAAAGCGATGCGCTCAGGGACGGTCACATAGCCGTCTATGTTGAAGCCGCTCATTTGTTACCCGCTACATGTCCCCAACAGAACCCGATTACTAAACCACAGATTAAGCACACTAGACCTAGTATTGCTGGGCTCATGCTGTGCGCCTCCAGACTCTAATAACTCTGCCGTTATTAGATTCGCGGGTGGACACTACGAAATTACCTTGGCTTTCTATAAGGCCTTGGCTGTTCCATGACCTGAATAAGGCGCCTATTTGGTTAGGGTGCCCCAGTGGTTTGCCTATAGCGTCTATGAGAACGTCCGCGCTAAATAGGCCACCAATAGCCAGGGACTTACGAAAAATAGTGGCTTGCATGCGCCATTGTGGGTCTATCTCTGCTAGCACCTGGGTATCTTCACGGTCGAAACGCTCGCAATAGGTACAGAGTTGGCCTGTGCAATTGTGCCCTGGGCGGTCTAGTTGTAAATCGCCTATTTGGTCAAATAATGCTTCTTGGTTTGACATGGTTCCCCTTTGTTGTCTAGTGACTAGTGGAGTGAGAGGCCCTGCCACTAGAAACAGGGCCTCCCGTAGACGTCCCCAGGTCTTAGCCTGAGGTTTGCGGCTTCCCCTCCGCTGGAACGTCTGTGGCTTAACCTTTGTCAGTCGGTAGGACATTGTCAAGCACTTTGATTATTTTCGGGCGTGTTGGGCATTATTTCGGGACTCCAGCGGTGTGACATTGTGCGCCGATATGCCAGGGTAGGTTTGCCGTCTCGCACTGTAACTAGTAATTGTCCTGGTAAGTCCAGGTCTTCTAACTCAAAACTGTGGTAGGTGGCATTTAGCACCCGTGGCGTGTTTGGTTCCAATGGTCTGCGCCCCTTCCATTGTCCCAGGCAGTGTAAAAGGCTCTATCCTGAAAGTAGCGGTTCCATTCTTGTATTGGCTTAGCCCGTAATGCTTTAATGTCTTCAATAAGGCCGTCTTTAGTTTGCCTAGATTCTTTTAACATCATGTAAGTTAGGCTAATTCGCCATTTGGAATCTAAAAACTGGTAAACACCGCTAGCAGTGCTTATGCTTGATCTTGCTCTATAGTTAAATCGGGACTCCCTGTGCTGTATGCACTTACGAACCTGTGCCCATTTACTGTCATAATGCTGGCCCTGGTACAGGCTGGGTTCATAGCCTTTCCAGTCCTGAGCGGCTGCGGAGTTTGCTACGCACACTGGGCCGGTCATAATCGAAGCACACAGTAATAGTTCCCCTATCATTCTGCCGCCTCTATCACAGTCACAGTGCTACTTATGCGTATTCGCCTGCCTATGATTTCGTCTACGCTTTGACGGTCTATGCGCCGTTGCCCGCCAGGTGTGGTTATTGCTTCTATTTGGCCGCTGTCTGCGTATCGTCTAATGGAGTCCCTGGAAACCCCTAGTAGTTCTGCGGCTTTGCCTGGCTTAATGTATTCGGTCATGTGTTCCCCTTTGTTAGGGTTCGAGAGTACCGGCTATTTGCTTGCTTTTCGTGCTTTTGCTAAGTCGCGTGTCCAGCGAGCCTTAGTAATTGGTGATTTGGCTAAAATCGGCAGCGGATAAATAGTGCCGTCCCTGTCTGCATAGGAACTAAAACTTACATGAATGTGGCCCTCATGCCCATAATTACCGTGGCGCCAGGTCCAGAACGTTTTTTTATAAGTCCCTGATGCTACGCGATTTTCATAGACAATGTTTTTTATTCGATTAGAACCTGGTAACCCTGAGGCTGCGTAATCGGCTAACTGATTCGCCAAGACTCTGGCTGTGCCACCTTTTGAGAATGTGCCTAAATTTTCATCTATGTCTATTGCGTGTACGATTCCGGCTTTATTCGGATTATGGTCCGAAACACGGGCCCGATGACTAGCATCGCCTAGCCAGCCTTCTGAGCGTTTATCGCGCTTAGGCCAGCGTTGGTCTATTTGATCCCTGAGAGTTACGCCACCTTTACAGAGTTTTGCCACTGTCCACCCCATAACGCGTGTCTGCCGAGTTAAGCGCGTTGATAATTACAGGTATGACCGCGGCACCAATACCCACAATTAGCGGGTGTATGTCGGCGGTCATGAGCCATGAAGCCACGGCGCCCAATGCAGCGCCTAGGGCTATTTTAACTATTGAGCCTTCCCAGGTCTGTGCTAACCATTTTTTCATTTGTCCATCCCTACATGCGCTATTAGTTGATCTACTTTGTGCGATAGGTCGGCAAGGGATTGCCCGCCGTTACGGTAGCCTGGCTGTATTGACTTTGTGGCTTTAGCAATTTCGTCTCGGACTACGTTACGGACTAGCCAAACTAAGCCGCCACCCATTATGCCTAATATGGCGAGGATGGTGGCGACTAGTCCGACGTAATCCGCTACGGTCATTTTGCTGCGAGTTTTGCCCGGACTGCTGCCCGTGCTCTTTCTGTGTCGCTCGCCAGGGCAGACTTAGCCTTTTTCTTTGGCTTTTCTTCGACCTCGGGTGCGTTGTCTACGTGTAGTTCTTCTTCAATTTGTGACATTTATGCTCCTAAAGTGGGGTACATGACGGCTATCATGGCGTCGGTGAAGCCAAGGCTTTTAGCGTGTGCGATTGCGGCCGTTGTTGCTTTTTCGTTTGCTTTAATTTTATCGGTTTCGGCTTTTTCTAGGCGTTTAATTTCGCTTTGTACCTCTGCCGTTGTGAGAGGCTCGACGCCTTCTGTGTGCCAAATGATATTTTCGACATCATCACCGGACATACTCCATTCCGTGGCGGGTCGT